CCCATCGAGCGGCTGGTTCCCTTCGCTCGCAATCCGCGCACGCATACCGAGGAACAAGTCGCGCAGATTGCGGCCTCAATCGTCGAGTTCGGCTGGACGAATCCAGTCCTTGTGGGCGCGGATGGCGTGGTCATCGCCGGGCACGCGCGGCTTCAGGCGGCGCGCAAGCTGGGCATGAGCGAAGTGCCGGTGATCGTGCTCGATCACCTGACCGAGGCCCAGCGGCGGGCGCTGGTGATTGCTGATAACCAGCTCGCCCTGGCGGGCACGGGATGGGATGAAGAGCTACTGCGCGGGTTGCTCGTCGATCTGCGCCAGGACGAGTTCAACCTGGACGTACTCGGGTTCTCCGACGAGGAACTCAACACCTGGTTGGCCCAGGAGCCCGACTCGCAGGCGGGCCTCGCCGAGGAAGATGCCGTGCCCGAGCCGCTCGAGGAGCCGGTCACTGGCCGCGGCGACCTGTGGATTCTGGGCGACCACCGGCTGTTGTGCGGGGATTCGGCGAACGGCGAAGACGTGAAGCGCCTGGTGGAAGGCGCGCCCATCGACCTGGTCAACACCGATCCGCCTTACAACGTGAAGGTCGAGCCGCGCTCCAACAACGCCATTGCTGCCGGGTTGTCGTCGTTCGCGGGCCTGCAACATCATCAGAGCTTCGACGTTCACCGGGGCGCATCCAAGGCCAAGGCCACCACGAAGAAGATGCGGCCGAAGGACCGCGCGCTCGCCAATGACTTCATGAAGGATGGCGATTACGACGTCCTCCTCAGAAAGTGGTTCGGCAATCTGGCGGGGGCGCTCAAGCCGGGTGGAGCCTTCTACATCTGGGGCGGCTATGCCAACTGCGCCAATTATCCGCCCGCGCTCGCCGAATGCGGCCTGTACTTCTCGCAGGCGATCATCTGGGTGAAGGAACACCCAGTGCTCACCCGCAAGGATTTCATGGGCAACCATGAATGGTGTTTCTATGGCTGGCGCGAGGGCGCGGCGCACTGGTTCAACCCGGAGATCACGAACGCGACGGATGTGTGGAGCGTGAAGAAGGTCAGTCCGAACGCCATGGTGCATCTGACCGAGAAACCGGTGGAGCTGGCCGTGCGGGCGCTGACGTATTCCTCGAAAGCCGGCGAGACGGTGCTGGATCTATTCGGTGGTTCGGGCTCAACGCTGATCGCCTGCGAGAAGCTCGGGCGCCGGGCGCGCCTGATGGAGATCGATCCACCCTACTGCGACGTCATCATCCGGCGCTGGCAGGAGTACGCCGGAAAGGCGGCGACGCTGGAAGCCGATGGACGCAGCTTCGATGAGGTCCGCGACGAACGAGTGCACGCTCGAGCGTGAGCTCGAGCGGTGCCGGAAGGAGATTGCGGAGATCGAACGGCAGATCCTTGCCGGGCATCCAGACGTCGCCGGCCTGTGCCTGGCGCTGCACGACTGGGCGCAGGAGTTGCGGATCCTGCAGCGGGAGCGTGAGCAATGGATGAACGGGTCCTGACGGCCATCGTGCCGGCCATTGGGTTGGTCTCGGGGTTGATCGCCACCTATGTCAGCCTCCAGAACCGGGCCTTGCTTGCCGAGGTTCGCAAGGAACTGGCCGAGCTCGAGAGCCGGATCATTCTGCGCCTCAATGGTCTGTACGTCAGGCGGGCCGAATGTGAGTTACACAACGCGCTGCTGGAGGAGCGGATCGAGGGAATCGTGCGGCAGAAGAGAGAAACCGCCAGCGACTGAGGCTGGCGGCGTTGTGGGAGCTCAGATGCTACTGGGTCTTGAGGCGGTAGGAACGCGCCCCATCGGGCGTCTTGAGGGATTCGACCGTGAGCCCCATCTTCTTACCGAGCGTGCCGGAGATAAAGCCCCTCACGCTGTGAGCTTGCCAGCCGGTTGCGGATTGGATATCGGCGAGCGTGGCGCCTTCGGGGCGGCGCAGGAGTTCGAGCACGACGGCTTTCTTCGAGCCTTCGCGCGCGTCCTTGGGTGGGGTGGCCTCCTTGCTCGACTTGGCCTTCCTCGGCGCGGCAGGGGCCGCCTGTGGCGCGGGGGTAGGCGTCAGGGCTTGGACCGCGCGCCAGATCCGCGCGACGGCGGTCTTGCGGTCGGCGAATTTCTTGACCGGCTTCAAATCGCCGAAGGGCGGCACGCCGGCAAAGCCGTTCCAGATCTCAACCAGGCGGTCGGTGGGCCAGCTGGCGGCGAGTTTGGCGAGTTCCTTCTCGCTCGAGAATCGAACCTGACCCTCGGGGATCGCTTCCCCGGCGAGATAGGCGGTGATGGTGTTGTCGGTGTCGATGGCAAACGTCGTCATGGTGAGGTTCCTTTCTATCGGTTCATGCCGGCGAGTTGATCACCGGCGGTAATCGAGAGGTTCTTGTAGTAGGCGCTGGCGACCCTGGCCCAGCCCCACGGGGTTGTGATCTCGTGGCGGACGGCGATGCGGCTGAGCTTCAAGCGGTGCGTGCCATTGTCGAATTCCTTCTTGAGGTGGCCCCAACGGTCGAGCTTCCAGCCGTTGCGGGTGGCCCAGGTGCTGAGTTCTTCGCGAGTGATGGGCATGGCCTCAGTCCTCCTTCTGACGGCGGTCGATCAGGCCCGAGGCGTCCTCGACAGACTGCCGGATGTCGTTCCAGCAGTCGCGGCAGAACTGGGCTTTGTCGAGAAGTAGCCCCTCGCGGTTGGTCAACACGAGCTCGCGGTAGATCGGCTTGGCTTCATCGCACAGCGAGCATTCGATGTAGGGTGTTGCGGTCATGGTTCGTCTCCCCGAGTGGTCAGTAGTGGATGGCGTACAGCATCCGGTGGTCTTGGCAGAACCGGACGATGAAATCCGCGGCGGCCGCCTCGGATTCGAATCCGCTGTCTAGCACCTGGCCATGGATGTCGAGGATGGCCCAACGGTGCGAGTCGCGGCGAACGAAGAAGTCCATCTTGGTGGTCTTTTTCTTCATGCTGGTGTTCCTCATGGCGACTCCATTCATTCCTCGGGGGGCGCCGAACAATCAAGCGAAATCGAACATCTGAATTTCGCGACGTTTCAAACAGATAGAGGCCGCTATGTTGGATAAGCTGATGACCCAGGCCGAGTACGCGCGGCACCGCGCGAAGAGCCGCCAGTACATCAGCCGCCTGGTCAAGGCCGGCGTGCTGGTCATGCGCGGCGGCAAGGTCGACGTGGCCGCCTCTGACGCCGTGCTTGACGACCGGCCCGAGCCGGTCTCCGAACGCGTGGCCGCCGCGCCTATGGAGACCGCGCCCACCGGGACCACCTTCGCCCAGGCCAGGACCGCCGACATGGTCTTCAAGGCCCGGCTGCGCAAGATCGAATACGACCAGAAGATGGGCAAGCTGATGGAGACGGACCTGTTCCGGCAGCGGATCGAAGCGATCCTCGTGGCGATCAAGGAACCACTGATGGCATTGCCCAATCGAGTCGCGCCGGAGGTTGCTGCTCTAACCGATGAACGCAAGGTGTGGGAAGTACTGATGCGGGAGGTGAGATCGACTTTGCAAGATGCTCACCGGGCAGTTCAGTATGCGCGTTGACGAGATCCAGATCCTGGCGGCCGATGTGCTGTTGCCGCCGCCGGACCTCACGGTTTCCCAGTGGGCCGATCAGAACCGGCGGTTGTCGTCGGAGTCGGCCGCGGAGAAGGGTGAGTGGCGCACGGACCGGGCCCCGTACCAACGCGCGGTGATGGACGCCATGGGACCGTCGAGCCCGTACGAAACGGTCGTGATGATGTGGGCGGCTCAAAGTGGCAAAAGCAGCCTTCTGGAGAACTTCCTCGGCTACATCATCGAACTCGATCCCGGGCCGGTGCTGCTGGTCGAGCCGCGCGAGGTGGATGCCGAAGCGTTCTCGAAGGACCGTCTCGCGCCGATGCTGCGCGACACGCCGTGCCTGCGTGGCAAGGTGGCGGATGCGCGCTCGCGCGATTCGAACAACACGATCCTGCACAAGAAGTTTCTGGGCGGCTCGATCACGCTCGCGGCGGCGAACTCACCGGCCGGCCTGGCGATGCGATCGATCCGCTACTGCCTGCTCGACGAGGTGGACCGGTATCCGGCAAGCGCGGGCAGTGAAGGCGATCCGGTAAACCTCGCCATCACTCGCACGGCGAACTTCTGGAACCGGAAGATCGTGCTGTGCTCGACGCCGACGACCAAGGGTGCCTCGCGCATCGAGCAGGCCTGGCTCAACTCGAACCAGCAGAGCTTCTGGCTGCCGTGCCCGCACTGCGGCGCATTCCAGGTGCTCGCCTGGGGCAACCTCGTCTGGCCCAAGGATGCGCCGGAGAAGGCCGAGTACCGCTGCGCGCACTGCTCGAAGCTGATCGCCGACTGGCAGAAGCACCAGATGCTCAAGGCCGGCGAGTGGCGCGCGGCGCGGCCCGAGGTCAGCGACATCGCCGGCTTCTGGATCAACGGCCTGTACTCGCCCTGGCGCAAGTGGGGCGCATTGGCGAAGAAGTTCCTCGCGGACAAGAAGTCGATCGAGACGCTGCGCGAGTTTGTGAATACGGTGCTCGCCGAACCGTGGGACGATGCCGCCGAAACCACGGTCGATCAGGCGGCGGTGATGGCGCGGCGCGAGCACTACCGGGCGGCGGCGCCGTATGGGGCGGTGGTACTGACCGCAGGCGTCGACGTGCAGAAGGACCGGCTCGAGCTGGAGCTCGTGGGCTGGGGGCGCGGCGAGGAGTCGTGGTCGATCGAGTACCGCGTGCTGCCGGGCGATCCTTCGGGCGCGCTGGTCTGGCAGGAGCTGGACACGTACCTTGAACGCCGGTGGCCGCACGAGACGGGGATCTCGCTGCCGGTGGCCGCGTGCGCGATCGACTCGGGTTACGAGTCGCAGGCGGTATATGAGTTCTGCCGCACACGCTATCACCGGCGCATCTTTGCGGTGAAGGGCAAGGGTGGACCGCTGCCCGTTTGGCAGCGCAAGCCGACGGCGAAGAACATTCGCGGCGAGAAGCCGTGGATCGTGGGCACGGATACAGCGAAGGAGACGATCTACGGGCGGCTCAGGAATCCGACGCCGGGCACGCCCGGCTACTCGCACTTTCCAGCGGACCGCGAGGAGACGTACTTCGAGCAGCTCCTGGGCGAAGTGCTGGTGACGACGTATGCCAAGGGGCAGCCGAAGCGCGAGTGGCGGCCGAAGCCGGGCGTGCGGCAGGAAGCGCTCGATGCGCGCGTTTACGCATACGCCGCGCTGCGGGCCCTCGTGTCGATGGGGCTCTCGCTCGACAACGAAGCCGACCGGATCCTGGCGGCCAACCGGCCGCGGCCCGTGCCGGAGGATGACACGGACCGAGCAAAGTGGCTGGGTGACCGCGGAAGGAAGTGGCTCGCGCGATGAAGGTCAGAAGTCAGGCGCAATCCTCTGGGCCCACGTGGGAGTACCTCGTCATCACAAGCGAAGCTGAGTCGGCGGCCGTGCTCGCCGAGTATGGCGCGCAGGGGTGGGAACTCGTTACCGTCGTGCGCGAGTTTGGGACCCGAGCGACGTTCTACTTCCAGCGCCGGAGAAGCTAGATGCCCTGGACCCAGCAACAGCTCGACGCTATCGAGGCGGCGATCGCCAGCGGCGAACTGACCGTCCGCTTCGGTGACCGCACCGTGACCTATCGCTCGATGGATGAACTGCTCCAGTCGCGGGCCGTGATCAAGGAAGCGCTGGCCGCCGAAGCCGGCACGGCGACCGACCGTTTCTCGTTTGCTCAGACCTCAAAAGGATGAACTGGCTCGACAAAGCAATCGCCTGGGTGTCGCCCGAGACTGGTTTGCGCCGGCTTCGTGCACGCCGCGCGGGAGATCTGATCCGTCTGGCATACGAAGGCGCACGCACCGACCGGCGCACGGGCGGGTGGATTACCACCGGCAACTCGGCCAACGCCGAGATCTCCGTGGCGCTCGCGAAGCTGCGCGAACGCTCGCGCGACCTGATTCGCAACAACGCCTACGCGGCGCGCGCGGTGGCCGAGGTCGTGGGCACCGCAATCGGCACGGGTATCACGGCGCAGGCGCGAACGGCCGAGGCGGACCTGGACGGGTTGATCAACACTGCGTGGGCCGAATGGATCGACGAGTGCGATGCCGACGGGCAGCTCGATTTCTACGGGCTCCAGGCGCTCGTCGCGCGCACGGTGTTTGAAAGCGGCGAGTGCCTGGTCCGCTTCCGGCAGCGGCGCGAAAGCGACGGTCTTACGGTCCCGTTGCAGCTTCAGGTGCTCGAGCCCGACTACCTCGACCACACGAAGACGCAGAAGACCGATACGGGCTACATCATCCAGGGCGTCGAGTTCGACCTGGTGGGCCGGCGGGTCTTCTACTGGCTCTACGGGCAGCATCCCGGCGACGTAGTCCAGACCGGCGTGCGCGGCGGGGCGTCGCTGCAATCCGTTCGCGTGCCGGCGAGCGAGGTGCTGCACATCTACCGCAAAGACCGCCCGGGCCAGGTGCGCGGCGTGCCGTGGCTCGCGCCGGTGGTAGTGACGCTACGTGATCTGGACGAATACGAGGAAGCCGAGCTGGTCCGCAAGAAGATCGAAGCCTGCTTTGCGGCGTTCGTGACACAGCCACAGGGACCGGACGGCCCGCCGATTGCACCGAGTGCTCCCGATGCAGCTACCGGCAAGCGGGTCGAGAGCTTCGAGCCGGGCATGATCGAGTATCTGAAGCCCGGCGAGGAGATCACCTTCGCTTCGCCGTCGGCGTCCGCGGGCTATCGGGATTACGTCGCGGCCAAGCAGGCGCAAATCGCCACGGGCTTGCAGCTCACCTACGAGCAGTTGACCGGCGACCTCTCGCGCGTGAACTACTCGAGCTACCGCGCGGGGCTTCTCAGCTTTCGCAACGGCATTGAAGGCTTCCGCTGGCTGACCTTCATTCCAATGCTTTGCGCGCCGGTCTGGGAGCGGTTTCTCACGATGGCCTACGCGGTCGGCGTGATCCCCGAGCCCGGGCCGTTCCGCGCCGAGTGGACGCCGCCCGGTTTCGGCAGTGTCGATCCGTACAAAGACTCCGTCGCCACGCTGAACCGGCTGCGCATGGGCACGCTCACGCTGCGCCAGGCGATCGCCGAGCAAGGCTACGACCCGGACGCGCAGCTCGAGCAGATCGCCGAGATCAACCGGTTGCTCGACGAGCGCGGCATCGTGCTCGACTGCGACCCGCGCCGCGTCACGCAGAGCGGCGCGCAACAGAAGGAGCTTCAAAATGACCCCAACGAGAGAACGGCTGGAAGCCCGGTTTGAGGCGCTGGCTGCGGCCGAGCGCGACGAACGCACGGCGACGCTCACCTGGTACACGGGCGCGTCCGTGCGCCGCTACGACGGGCGCGGACCTTTCGAGATGCGTTTCTCGATGGAGCCGGGCGCGGTGCGCATGGGCCGCCTGGCGAGCGGCTCGGCGCCGCTGCTCAACTCGCACCGCGACTTCACGGTCGACGACGTCATCGGCGTGATCACGCGGGCGTGGATCGAGAACGGCCACGGCAAGGCGGCCGTGCGGTTCTCGAAGCGCGCCGACGTCGATCCGATCTGGCAGGACGTCCAGGACGGCATCCTGCGCAACGCCTCGATGGGTGTGGCGATTCACGCCATCGAGGATGTGACGCCGCAGGGCGCGGCGATGCGCCAGGTGCTGGTGACCGACTGGGAGCCGGAAGAAGTCTCGCTCGTACCCGTCGGCGCCGACCCGGGCGCGGGATTCAAGTTCGAACGGGCAACTGGCCCACAGGAGCAGAAGATGGACGAAACCATCACGACCGCCACGGGCGAAGAGGCCCGTGACGAACTGAAGATCAACCTCGATGCCGAGCGGCAGGCCGCGGCACTGGCCGAACGCGCGCGCATCCGGGAAATCGAGAAGGTCGGCCGCACGCTTGGCCTCGATGCGCGGCTCATCGCCCAGCATGTCGAAGCGGGCACCTCGATTGAAGAGTTCCGTAAGCTTGCGCTCGACAAGCGGGCTGAAGAGGACGAGCGCGTGCCGATCCGCAGCGCGACGGCTGCCGTCACGCGCGACGAGACCGAAACCCGCCGCGCCGGGATCACGGCGGCGCTCTTGCACCGCTATGATCCGGCGGTCTTCCCGCTGAAGGACGAAATGGGGCGTGACTGGACCGGGCAGACGCTGCTCGATCTGGCGAAGGAGTGCCTGGAAACCTCCGGCACGCGCACGCGCCGGATGCCGCGCCACGAAATCGCCAAGCTGGCGCTTTCGACCTCGGACTTCCCCGCGATCCTCGCCGACGTCGCCAACAAGACTCTGCGCCAGGCCTACGAGGCCTACCCGCGCACGTTCCTGCCGTTCTCGCGCCGGCGCTCGGCGGTCGACTTCAAGAACATCAACGCCGTGCAGTTGGGCGAAGCGCCGAGCTTGATGAAGGTCAACGAGAAGGGTGAGTTCACCCACGGCTCGATCGCCGAATCGAAGGAGACCTACAAGCTCGCCACCTACGGCCGCATCGTCTCGATCACGCGCCAGACGATCATCAACGACGATCTGAGCGCCTTCACGCGCATCCCGGCGGGGTTTGGCGTGGCGGCGGCGACGCTTGAAAGCGACACCGTGTGGGGCATCATCACTTTGAACCCGGCGATGGGCGACGGCGTGACGCTGTTCCACGCCAACCACGCGAACCTCAACACCGGCGCGGGCAGCGCGCTCGCTTTGGCCGGCCTCGGGGCGGGCATGGCGGCGATGGCCAAACAGAGGGGTCTCGATGGCGTCACGGTGCTGAACGTGCAGCCGCGCTACCTGGTGGTGCCGGTGGCGTTGCAGCTCACGGCGTTCCAGATGATCGCGCCGAATCTCGCGCCGGCGAAATCGGCCGACCTCGTGCCCGATTACATCCGCGCGCTGACGCCGATCGCCGAGCCGCGGCTCGATGCGGCGAGCACGACGGCCTGGTATCTGTTCGCCTCGCCGGATCAGATCGACACGATCGAGTACGCCTACCTCGAAGGTCAGGACGGCGTGTACATCGAGACGCGGCAGGGCTTCGACGTCGATGGCGTAGAGATCAAGGCGCGCCTGGACTTCGGAGCCAAGGCCATCGACTGGCGCGGGCTTCAGAAGAACGCGGGCGCCTAATCGAGGAGGACGGACACATGAAGAACTACGTGCAGAAGGGCGAGACTCTGACGCTCACCGCGCCGTATGCGGTGAGTTCGGGCGGCGGGGCGCTCATGGGATCGATCTTCGGCGTTGCCGCCGCCGATTACGCGAGCGGCGCCGAGGGTGAGTTCCAGGTCGAGGGCGTCTTTGACCTGACGCGAGAGACCGGCGGCAGCACGGCCTGGTCGGCTGGCGACCTCATCTACTGGGACAACACCAATAAGCGCGCCACGAAAACCGCGACCAGCAACAAGCTGATCGGGGTTGCGGTGAGGGCCGCGGCCGACGGCGACGCCACGGGCCGGGTGCGGCTGAACGGGGCGTTCCTCTCCTGATGTCGTTCGCTGATTCCGTCAGCCGGGCGGACGAGGCCTGCCTGCGGGCCTTCGGGCGGGAGGTCCTCTACTTGCCTGAGGCTGGCGGGCAGGCCCCGATCCGCGCGGTGTTTCAGCCGACGCGGGAGGCTGAGGATTCCTCGCCTGGAGTCTATGCGGTGTTGTTCGTCCGGCTGGCGGACTTGCCAGGGATGCCCACACGCGGGGATGAAGTTGAAATCGGCGGCGTGCGTTACAAGGTCTTCGACATCGAGACCGATGCCGAAGGCGCCGCCATTTTGCGGTTGCGCCAGGCCGGATGAACTTCCGGTCAATTGGGCGGAAGTCCGAGAAAGCGCACTTCCGGAAAATCTTTCGGAAGTCGGACTTGTGCGCAATTGCGCACAAGTTCGTGGGGGAGCGGATGCCGAGCGTCCGGGTCTACCAGAAAAAGCAACTGCGGCTTGACCTGCTCAACTTCCGCCAGCGGCAGATGTATGAGCTGGGCGCGGCCGGCGTTGCAGCGGTGAAGGCGCGTCTCGCTGCGGCGCAGGGTCCGGAGGATTCCGCGGCCAAGCCGCTCACCAAGCGCTACGCAATTTGGAAAACGCGTAAGGCCAAGGGCAATCGCCGGAACCTCACCTTCACCGGTGACCTGCTGCGCAACTTCCAGGTCCGCACGGTAAGCGAGAACCGGGCGAAGGCGAACGTCTCAACCCGCAAGGACCGGATCAAGGCCTGGGCCAACCAGAAGCGCGAGGTCTGGATGGTGTTCTCGCCGAAAAACAAGGCCGCCGTCCTTGAGGCCGCCCGAAGAGTGCTCGATGCGATGAAGCCGCGTTTGCTCCTCGAACGCAGCCTGGGTGGAAGGCAGCGATGATCAACCCGGCGGAATTGGTCGACAACCTGGTCGCGTTGCTGCGCGACATCCCCGAACTGGTCGCCGAGATGGAGGGCGATGAGCAGCGAATCTTCGCCTATCACGATCAGTATCCGAAACGGGCGAGCCTCGCGGCGGCGATCCACGACATGCCTGCGCCTGGCGTTATGGCTGCCTGGCAGGGCACGCAGCCAGGGAGTTTCGGAGGCATCGATGTTTGGCGGCACCAGGTCACGCTCTACCTGCGGGCGCGCGAGACCTTCTTGGGCGACCCGCCCACTGCCTACTACCGGCTGTTCCGGCTGATTACGAAGGGAGTGCCATCGTCGGTGGATGCGCCGCTGATCAACGCTACGGTGCATCCGTCCTGCTACCCGATGGATCTTCCGCTGATCCAGAGGCACACCGACGCCGAAGGACTCGACTATTTCGAGGTGCCATTGAGTTTTACGGAGATGGGAGATGACTGAGACCGTACTCATGCGCTCGCCAGATGGCGAGGTGGAAGAGGTGGAGGCCACGCCGGCCGCGCTCGTGCCGCGGATGGTGCGCGGTTGGCGGCAGGTCACAGAAAGGGAGGTAACGCCTGATGTCCGTCGCGCGGATGCAGGAAATCCAGATCTGCTTCGGTAAGCAGAAGCAGGCCGACATCTCGACCGCCAACACCGGCGTCCAGATGTGGCAGTTGCGCAAGCTGAATGCCGCGCTCGCCAATCCGAAGCTCAACACCGAGAACGACGCCGAGGAGTTCGGCAAGGGTCACGAGTTTGCGACGCAGTCGTTCCAGACCTCCTGGGACGTGAGCGGAACGCTCGAAAAGTACCTGGGCGCCGAGATCGGCGCGTGGGCCATGGCGTTTGGCCTTGGCAAGGTGGTGAAGTCGGGCACGACTCCGAACTTCACCTACACTTGCACGCCGCTCTTCCCTGCCTCGGGCGACGCGGCCGAACTGCCGTACTTCAGCTTCGTCGAGCAGATCCGCCCGGGCGCGGGCGTCGTGGTGGACCGGATGGCGGTGGGCTGCGTGGTCGAAGGCTGGACCATCTCGATCGGCTCGGGGCCCGGCCGCGCAAACTCGAAGATCACGGTCGAGTTTGTGGGCTCGGGCAAGTATGTCGAACCCTCCGGCATCTCCATGCCAGCGGCGACGCTCGAAAAGCTGCTTCCCTCGGCGTCGCTCGCGCTGACGATCAACGGCGTCAACTACGTTTCGAACAAGAACATCGTCTCGCTCGAAACGTCTTGGAAGAACAACGTCCGCCTCGACGGCGGTTTCTTCCCTGGTTCGGGCTTCCAGACGCCCGGCGATGGCGCAAGCGGCGCCATCCGCGGCAGGTTGGAGTTTGGCAACCGCCAGGGCGCCCTCCGGTTCGTCGCCCGCTTCGAAAACGGCTCAACCGAACTCGCGAAGCTCAAGAGCCAGTCCACGGGCACGGCCGTGATCTCGCTCACCTACGACTCGAACAACTCACTGGAACTCACCTGGCACAGAGTCTCCTTCGCGACCGCCGAAGTCGGCGAGACGGACGGCATTGTTACCGTCTCAGTCGAATGCCTGCCCATGTGGGATGAGACCAACGGCATCGTCTCGGCGGTGGCCAAGTGCCAGGTGGACGGGATCTGCCAGTAGAGAGGACTTGCATGTTTGACGCGAACCAAACCATCGCCATGAACCTCCGCACGCCGGAGGGCCTCAAGACCGTGCGCTTGCGTTTCCCGACCGATGAGGAGTGGATCGAACGCCAAAAGAAGCGTAAGGTCATCGTGAAGCAACTGGGACGCGGGGTGTCCGAAACGACGATCCCTGACTCGGCGGAAGCCGATGCCGCGCTGCTCGCCAAGATCCGCGTGGCCGAAGAGAACGCGCCTGAGGTCGATGCCTTTGAGGCCAGCCGCATCATCGAACAGTTGAGCCAGGCTGAGGTGGATGACGTCGTCCAGGTGGGCGACGGCTTTCGTGTGACGATGCGCGTCTTGGGCGGCACGGTGAGCCACGTACTGCGCATGCCTTCGGCGAAAGACGTGTTCGAGTACCGGCGGGGCTTCGCGAGGGTGCTCGATCTGCCCTACAACCGCCAGGAGTTGATTATCAACCTTGGGGCGGCGGCCGCGCTCTTCAAGAAGCTCATCGAGTCTTCCGAGGGCTACGCCGGCGATGTCCCGATCATCCACCAGGCCGTCGCGGTCAAGGCCGCCATCGACGCCCTTGATGGCGCATTCCAGGAGTCCTGCGACCCAAACTGACGCCCGGGGAGTGGCCGGAGCAGCCCTCTCTGCGGTTTCTGATCCATTGGGCGCTGCGCCGAGAGGAACTCTGCGACCCGGGCCTTTGTCCGGACGCACCCGACGATGGCGGCCGTTGCGACCACTGCCCGCTGGACAGACTGGATGCCGCGCAATCCTCCGAGGCGGGTCTGCTGTTGCGGCGCGCGCTCGACCTTCGGGCGGCGCTGAAGCTGGGCGTCCGAATCGGCCTCGACGAGATCCGGGCCGATGAGTTCCAGGCGGTGGCGGTGCTGGAAGAGGAGCAGGAAACGCTCGACAGGGAAAGGCTTGACGCGAGTCGGCTCTAAGCTGCCTGATGAACCGGTTCGTGATGAAGGCGCATGAGCTGTTCCGCCTTCAGGGCAACCATCGCGTATGTGCGCCCTTGATCATCACTGAACTCGACTTCATACACTCCGGGCGCCCAACTCTCCACAACGGTCCCGACCTGGCCGCGGATCAGGCCGTGTTCCGGGAGGTCCTCCAGAAGGGCAACAACGGAATGCAGATTGATTTCCGGCATACTCTGCCTCTCCCTACAGTACATAACAAGTCGTCAGCCTGGGCAAGTCCTCGCCGTTGCGAACGATCCAGGCGCTGCGGATGAACACCTTTCGTTCACCCCACTGAAACTCGAAATCAATGGTGTAGCGACGCCCATAAGGGGTCGGCAGACCGGGCAATGCATCACCGTTCCGGGCTGCTTCGATCAATGCCCCGCGCAACGCTTCGGCGTCTACTTCCGTGATGCCAAGCGAGGCGAAGACGCGCGCCTTGTGACGCCCTCGCGTGTGTTGAAGGTTTAGGCAGTAGGCCGTCAGCTTCTGAATATCGACAATGGCCCGCTCCCCGTTCGGTAACCTCATCCAGTGCTCAGCGTAGCAATTCCCGTACGTCCGCATGGCCGCCGATAACAGGCTCGAACTCGTCGTTGAAGTTGACACCAACCGGGCCAATGCGTCCATCAAGAGCGTCAACGCGAGCCTGTCCAGCATGGAGGCTTCGGCGGTCAAGACCGCCCGGGGCGCGGCGCAGGGAATCGACGGAATGACTGCCGCCATGGTGAAAGGCGCCACCGCGGGGAACCTGCTGGCCGAGGCCATCAAGAGCGCGCTCACCTGGGCCAAGGAGTTCACCGTCGGTTCGGTCATGATGGCCGCCGAGAATGCCAAAGCCGAGGCCTCGCTCAAGGCGCTGGCCAACGCCCACGGCGTGGGAGCGGCCGCGGCGGCCAAGCAGGTTTCCGCGATCGAAGAGATCGGCTTCGAGTACACCGAAGCCGCGCACGCGGTGCAGAGGTTGATCGTTGCGGACCTGGAGCTGGCTAAGGCCCCGGGCCTGGCAAAACTCGCCAAGGACGCGGCGGCGGTCCAGAACATCGCCTCTGGCGAGGCCCTCGAATCCATCGTGATGGCCATCGAGTCAGGCGCCTCGCGCGGCCTTCGCACGCTGGGGCTGTTCGTCGACTTCCAGAAGGAATCTCAGATCGCCCAGCTTCAACTCGGACGCGCCCTGACCGAGACCGAGGAGAGGCAGCTCCGCTACAACGCGGTCATTCGGGAAGGCGCTAAGATCCAGGGCGCCCACGCGGCCGCCTCGCAGACGGTCGAAGGCCAACTCGGCGCGCTGCGGCGTGAGTTCAACAACCTGCGCGAGGACATCGGTGCCAAATTCCAGGACGACTTCAAGGCACTGATCGGCAACCTGCGCGGCTTGGTCGGCTGGCTCCGGGAGAATACCGACCTGCTCAAGAAGTTCGGCGAGGTAGCGCTGTGGGTGTCTGGCATCCTCGCCACCTATGCTCTCGCCGACAAGATCATGGCGCTCGCGAAGTCCATCGCCGCGCTCCAGCTTGCGAGCATCAACCCATACGCACTTCTCGTGGTGGGCGCGGGCTTTGCCATCTACTCGCAGTGGAAGGACACCCAGGAGCAGCTTCAGGCCCGTTTCGACGAGATGCAGCGGAAGGCGCTGCGCGAGGATTTGTTGAGCGGGCGGACGAACGTCGATGCCCTTCGCAAGCAGGGCATGAACGACGACCAGATCCGCGAACTCGTCATGGGCAAGCAGTGGCTCCCGGGCGGACAATCGTTCGAGTATGAAGGGCCCAAGCTGACTGTCAAGACGTCCCCGGAGCCGGACCTCGATGCACTGAAGCACGCGGCCGAGACCCGAAAGCGCCAGTTGGAGGTGGAGCGCGAGAGCGCGCGTGCGCTCGAAGAATCGCGCCGGCGTGGACTCGTGGGATTCGCGCGGGATGTGGCCGAGGTCCAGGAACAGATACGTAAGTGGACTACCTTCGTGGACGAGCGTGGCAACGAGCAGCGGATCGCTCTCACGCGCAAGGCATGGGAGAACGTCATCGGCGAGCTCCGCGAGCGCCTCGCGAACTGGCAGAAGGAAGTCCAGGAAACCAACCGCAAGAACCTCGCCGAGTATCTGGCCGCGGAAGAAGAGGCCGCGCGGCGGCGGCTGGAGATTGAGTCGCACCTCTTCAGCCAGCGGCTGGCCTACACCGAGGAGATTGCGAAGCGGAACCTCGATCACCTCGAGCAGATGCTCGGAATCGAGGAGACGCGAGCCGGGATCACGCGTGACGCACAACTGCGGGCCCTAGAGGCTACGAATGCACAGACGCTGGAGCAGAAGGTGGCGGTCGAGCAGCACAAGGCGACCATCGAGGTCGAGTACCTCACCCGGGTGCACGAGATCCGCATGCGGCTGTTTGACCTGGAAACCTCGCGGATGGTGATCGAGGAAGAGGCGCAGCTCAAGCGGCTCGGCTACCGGGCTGATGAAATCCAGGCACGGATCGCCGAACTCACCGCGCAGCGGGATGAGATCCGGCGGTTCCAGCAGGAGGCCACCGACGCCGCGATCCAGGGCGCGCGCGAGACGGTGGCGATCCGCCAGGCGCAGTTGGTGCGCGACCACAACCAGCGCATCTTCGAATCCTTCAAGCGGCAGGCCGAGGGTATCTTCGATGCGCTGCTCACCAAGTCGCAGTCCATCTGGTCGGCCATCGGGAATTCGCTCAAGACCGCTCTGCTGACTGCCATCAAGGATGTCGTCACTTCTCGCGTCGCCGCCATGCTGATGCAGTTGTTCACCGGCACGCGAGTGTCCTTGGCTGGTGGAGGCGCGTCCGGCGGGGGCACGCTCGGAAGGCTCGGCGGAATCCTCGGCGTCGGGGCGGTGCCGGTCTTCTCAGGAGGCAGCGGCGGTGGTCCCATTCCCGGCGGCGCGGCCGGAGGGTGGGGTACTCCTCCCTTCGTCCCTTCGAGTGGCGGCGGCTGGAGCGGACTGCTCGGCGGGTGGAAAGACTTCCTCGGCTTCGGCGGCGGCGTCCAGTACGCCCCTGGCAAGGCGGTGACCTGGGAAGCCGCCACGATGGGCCAGAAGCTCTCGGCGCTCGGGCGGTCCAATGCCGCACTTCTCGGAGGCGCGACACTCGCCCTCATGGGCCTGCAGCGCGGCGGCGTCTCCGGCCTTGCCATGACAACCGCTGGCGGCGCATTGATCGGCTTCAAGTACGGTGGTCCTCTCGGCGCAGCCATTGGCGCCGGGGTCGGTGCGGTGGCCGGGCTGGTGCGGCTGTTCGTCAAAGGCGCGCAGGAGAAAGCGCGAGAGAAGATCAAGGCCACCTACGGGGTCGATATCCGCGAGAAGAACATTCTCACCGAGATTGTGAACATCGCCAAGCAGGGTTTCGGCGGCAACCTTGACATGGCCATCCGCAGCCAGCAGGTGAGAGATCTGGTCGAATTGTATGCGCTCTCCACAGGCCAGAGCACCTCTGGGCTTCCCGCCACCGTACGTCCCGTCTCGTTGCTTCAACAAGGCGGCAGCCTGTTCCAGTCGAGCCCCGGCGGCTTGGCGCTGGATCGCATCGGTGGCGGCGCGCCGTCGTCCGCGGCCGGACCCACGGTGATCAACATCACCGTGCCTGGAGCGAAGGAGTTCTTCGAGAAGGAAACGGTGCGCGTGGTGGTCGAAAACCCGCGCGCAGTGCAATCGGCGGCGATGACGGCGACCAAAGCCAGCGCCGGACGCCGCGAGATGACGGGGTTGCAACTGAGTCCGGGATTGATCCTGTCATGACGCGCGCCGGACTGATCGAGAAGATCGCGCGGGCGATCGCGGAGATGGAGGGTTTCTACGCCACCGCCGCGAAGCCGACCCTTGCCCAGCGGAACGCGAATCCGGGAAACATCCGCCAGTGGCGGGATAAACGTGGCCGACCGTATCCCACTCATCGCGATTATGTGGACTTCGTCGCCTGGGCCTCGGAGCGATTTCCGGGTCTCTCGCGAGAAGAGCTGAGCCGCCGCGCTCTTAACGAAGGCTGGCGCGTCCTGCGCGTCCTGGTCGGCCAGTACCTCGACGGGCGGTATACGCAGGGCAAGCCGCCGACTGCGGAGGAGATGTTCCGTGTCTATGCGCCGTCGGCGGATGGCAATCATCCGGCGAAGTATGCCCGCTTCGTCGCCAGTAAAATCGGTGCGCGGCCGGATCAACGCCTGCTCGACCTGGTGACCGCCTGATGCCCGGCTCGGTTCAGAACGCTGCGCCGCTCACAGTCCTGCCGACGAGCCTCTCGCGCGCCTTCGTCCACGAGCGCGAGTATCCCGTCCTCGACAACGAATACCCCAACGGCGAATCGCAGCGGTCTGTGCAGGCGACCAACAGCCGCAAGCGCTGGCGGCTGGCGAAGCGGCTGACGCCGGCGCAACTCTCGGCACTCCGCGATTTCTATGACGCCCGCAGGGGACCGACCGAACCGTTCTACTTCTATGACCCGTATGACACCAACCCGAAGTTTTCGCATGATCCCACAGGCCAGGCGGTTGCTGGTCGCTACACGGTTCGGTTCAGCAGCGAGTGGAATCAGTCGGTAGGCCTCGGCTGCACAGAGGTCACCTTGGAACTGATCGAACTGGCATGAGACGTCTTTCCAGGCACTCGTTGCAGCGGTCTTTGCGCGCGTGGTAAATTCCTGGCAAGCAAGCAGAGTGGGCGTCATGGGCAACTCCGCGGCTGACACGGCGAGGTCGTTATGGGGTCATTGCTCCATCGCGGAGATGTCATCAGCCCAAAGGCCACGGTTGTGAACTGGGAGGACCACAGAAATGGCTGTCGCGATTACGGGAGATGTCCCTGGACAGACGAGGGAAGGCTACGAGCAGACTATCCAGCTCCTGGGCGGCCTCCTCAAAGGCGCACCTGGGTTCATCATGCACTACGGTCATCCGATCGAGGGAGGATGGCGCATTGTCGAAGTGTGGGAGTCAGCGAAGGACGCGGCTGAGTGGTTCGCGAACCACGTGCGGCCAAACTTGCCTGCTGAGATCAAGCCCCATCGCCACGTCCAAGAGCTGCACACACTCATTTGCCGGTAACCACATCCCGGCCGATGTGCAAACGAGCAGGCACCAACTCGTCGCCTGGACCCTCGTCTTGTTTCTTGGGCTGTGAGCGAACCGCCGCACAGTCCACAGTGGACTTGGAATCGAAGCCGTGAGCTGATCGGGCACGGGGATTTCGCCCATCAGAATGGTTCACGCCAACCGGCCGCATTCCGACAGAGCTGATCCGAAGTTCCAGAACGAATGCCAGACTTCATCGGTAACATCGCGGTCCCTGAGATCGCGCCGAGCGGGGTGTTTCCATTCACACCCGATTACCCGCTCGAGGTGCGCCGCGACCATGAGGTCGTGGTGCACCAGTTCGGCAGCGGCAATGCCAAGATCGAGCAGCGTTTCCTCCTCGGTACCGGCGCCCGCCGCTTCACGATTCGCAAGCAATGGCTCCGCGATTCCGAGCGGATCGCGCTCCGCAACTTCTGGGAGTTGAAGTATGGCCCCTACGGCGCCTTCACCTACAATGCGCCAAACGATAACGGCATCGGGACCACGCCGGTCACCTGCCGCTTCGCCAACGAGCCGCTTTCCTGGGAGATGGTCGCCGACTGGGCCTGCACGCTCGGCGTGACGCTCATTGAAATCCCGCAGACCAGCCCTTCGTATCCGCTGAATCAGAGCGTCAATCGCTTCCCACCCGCCGCACTCCAGACGGCGTTGCTATCCCAGGTGCAGGAGATCATTCCGCTCGTTCGCATCCAACCTCTTCAGCCTGGTTATCCGGCCATCCATCTCAGTGATCGCCGGTGTACGATCGACGTCCAGCTTTACCAGGCGCGCCTCGTCGAGTTCGACGGTATCTCGCAATCCATGGGCAACGAGTCCGACGAGGCCCAGTTCACCTTCGGCAACGCCGACCGCGTGATGCGCGATCTGGCGAACGACGTCGATCTCTTCCGTGCCGAGATCGCCTTCAGCTTGTTCCACGCCACCACCGGGATCAAGCTCGACTTCTGGAAGGGCAACATCGTCAACTGGTCCTGCGATGCCGGCCCCGAGTTCCGCGTCACTGCGGCTGATGGCCTCTACGAGCTGAATCTGCCCTACCCGACACGTAAGATCTCGCGCACCTGCTGGAAGCCATTCAACTCGGCGGCGTGCCCGTTCGCCTCGCAAGGCGCGCTCGATCTCGTCAATTTCCCCGAGGCCCATCCCACGCGCTGCGACAAGGGTTTCGACACCCCGAACGGCTGCCGCGCCCACGGCATGAACAACTACTACGGCGGCATCATGGCCAAGCCGCAGGGCGTGCGCATCAAGGACAACTCGACCGGCGTCTGGGGCTTCGGCCGCTCGACGCTCACCTCCGTCTCGCTGGTCGCCGACTCGATCTACGACCAGGTTCTGCCTGAGATCTACACCGATTCGCCCATGCCCGTGAATGCGAAGATCGCCTCGGGCCGCGACGAAAGCGACTTCTATGCCGCCGTCGGCATCGTGGGGGAAGGACCGCTCGGCGCTTACGGAGTCGGCCACAAGCTCGACGGGCAGTACCATCACGGCTATCCCGGGCCGCTGGGCCTGATGGAGAGCCTTGGGCCTGATCCGAATCCGACCACGTTTGGGTTCGATACCGATGCCGGCCCGGAGCGCGCCGCCGGCACGGCGTTTCTCATGATCCGACGCTCGGACGCTAAGGGCCTTCAACTGTCGCGACTGAGCGAGCACGCAATGGAGGCGGTCGTCGCCCAGGGACTGAGCGGCTGGGTGTGGACCTCACCCGGCGTGCGCGTCTTCGGGCCGCCACTGACCAACCCGGTCTGGATCGCAGTCAACATGCTCCTGCGTGCCCGCGGCCTGCGCCTGGGCGCGGGCGCCACGACACAGCAACTAGATTTCGCCGAGACCTTGTTCGACGTGGAGGCAGCGATCGCGGCGGCAGGGATCTGCAATGAGCAGGTCACGAAGCTTGTGGGCTCAGGTACGGAGACCCAATTCAAATTTCGCGGCGTGCTCCAGGAAGAGAAGCCGTTGCGCGACTGGCTCCAGGAAGTCCTCGTGAACTGCCTGGGCTACTATACCTTCGCCAATGGCAAGCTCAAACTTGGCGTCCGCATGAACTCCTCTGCCGTCGAGGCGTTCACCGAGGGCAACATCCTGTTCCGGAGCCTCCAGCTTGCGCCACAGAAGCCCGGCTTCAATCACCTGACGGCCAACTTCGCCGACGAGGACTTCGACTTTGTTGCCAACTCGATCTCGCTCTACGACATTGACCACGCGACGCTGCTTGGCGGCGCGGGCGGGCCGCTGTTCCTGAAGTCTACGGTGAACCTCTCCGGCACGGCGTCGAAATCCCAAGCGGCGCGGATCATCACAGTCCGCTTGCGCGAGGAGTTGGGCGGCATCACCCCGGAGGAATGGAAGCGGGCGCGCCAGATCAGTTTCCGAACAACGGTCCTTGCTCTGAACACCGAACCCGGCATGGTCTGCTCGATGACCCATCCGGACATGCCCGGTGGCACGGGCGAATTCCGCGTGACCGGCTGGCGGCTGAACCGCGACTACTCGATCGACATCCAGGGCCGCACGACGACGGACTCGATGTATGACCTGATCACGGGTCCGAAGCCCGCCGATGTCGTGCCAGAGCCGCCCGCTGAGGAGGTGCTCATCGACACGGGTGTACCCGGAGTGCTGAGCGGCACGCCACACCTGGGCGACTACGGCACCTTCGCCATCGACGACATGTCGGTCGCGCCCGATGCCTCGGGCAACTCTAACATTGTCGGTGCGCACGAAATCACGCTGGCTCTCTACTACGTGGACGAGCTGACCACCGACCTCTGGGCGTCCATCGACTCTGACCTTGACGATTCGACCGACCCAGCCACCCTCACATGCACGGTCAACCCCGACACTGCGCGCGTCTTCCGTGTCGGCGATTTCGTCGTCTTCAACGATGAATCTGCCGATCCGAACAACCCAGGCCGCCGCTCCTATGAGTGCGCCCAGATCATCGGCCCCGGCGCCGAGGGCGTAGTCGTGCCGTCGGGGACCTTCGTCCTCCAGCGCGCCTACCCGGGCGTGTCCGAAGGGCAAGCCACTTTCGGCACCCTGCGCTGCTCCCACCTGGCCGGCATTCGCTTCTACAAGCTCGACAAGAAAACCTTCACCTTCAGCGTCCGCAAGGGCTTCTTCCGCACGCCCGGGCTGCCCGCGCGGGTCGAAGCGAAGCTGCCGAGCGCCTGCATTGTCGCCGCCCTGGCCAGCGTGGCGAATCACTTCGGCTACGGGCCCTTCACCGTCTTCCCGCTCTCGCGGCACAACGAGCCTTTCATGCCCGGCCTGCGCACCTGCAACGGCGGCGCCTACACCTTCCAGGTGCCCGGCCCGCTTACGGTGCAAGAGAATGTCGTCATCCCGATGAAGGTGCAGGATGCCGCCTCGATCCGCTGCGTCTACGCCTACCTCCAACGGGGCACGACGGACGGCCAGTCGGCGTTCCTGGTGAAGATCAGCCGGGACGGCGGCACTACGTGGGAACCGCTCGAATACATGGGCATCGCCCAAGCGTTGCCGGACGCTTACAAGAACACCTACGACTTCCTGGTCGACAACGAAGGCTACGGCCTGCCAGCCACGCGCCGGCTGCCCTACGCCGACTACGGCCTGGTACTGGTCTCGGCGGTAACCGCCGGGCCCGATCCGCAAACGCTGCAAACGGCTTCCTACGGGGCGAACGGGCTCGGCCTTGTGGCTGGCGGCTTCGTCTTCCTCGATCCCGGCGGTACGAACGAAGAGTACGTCCGCGTGATCAGCGCAGATCCTGAGAATCAGTCATTCCAGGCAATCGTGACCAAGGACCACGCCGTCGGCGAGCGCATCCGCCCAACCATCTGGCCGACGCCGGTGCTCTACGAAGGAGACGACTTGGCCTTCGACATCCTGGCCGTGGCTTCGCCAGATGCGGGATCGGATCTGACGGTCGTAATCCAGACTTGAAGGTGCTTCAGTCTCTGGTCTCTTCGATGGCTTCGAGCACTTGCTTAATAATCTTCGGATGGAGCACGACGCCGGAATGGTACGGGACGACAACCCGGCGCGCCCCCTTCAGAAAGATGCGGTGACTTCCTTTTGATCGCAACAGCAGGAAGCCGGCCTCTTGGAGGGCGCGTTCGGCCTCCGCAGCCGTCCAGCGAGGGAGCTTAGGCATTGACCTCGATGGCGGTCGTGAGAATCTCCTGGCTCAGCAAAACGTCACGCTCCTCGGACGGCAGCGTCTCGAGGTAAAGCTCAATCGCCTCACGGATGTTGGTCAAGGCTTCCTCCAGAGAAGCGCCTTGGGACTGGCAGCCCTTCAGTTCAGGGCACCAGGCATAGTAGCCATGCTCGTCTTTTTCGATGACCACGCTGGCTTTTCGCGCCATGACTCAAGTGTACCGTTAGCCAAAGTCTCCCTGGTAATGGTTCATGCAGTCTGACCCGCTTCTTCTCTTCGATCCCCGCCGCACCATCCAGCTTCAGGGATTCTCCGGCCGCGCCGCGACCACCACGCTCCACGACGCTACTGAGACCGGCTTCCAGATCTCCGGCATCTTTCAGGCGGCCGAGGACTTCGCCAACGTGCAGCTCTTCTCGGCCTATGACTACTTCAATCACCTGCGCGTGAAGCCGCTCCCGGTGACGGACCTCTCCGGGTTGACGCTCCACTACGACATGGAGATCCTGCCGGTCAACGGTGAGGAGGGCAACGTCCGGCCGGACTGCGTGCGCTACGCCTCGGTTGGATGGGACAAGCTCACCATCACCACCGGAGCCGGAGATATCTACGAAGTCCCGCTGATGCACCACGCGGCAGTAGTCGCGGGAGACTACGCTCCCGGCTCCTTCGGCTTCTCGCTCCGCGACCGCGACGCCACCACGCTCGACGAGTTGCTCGTCGGCAAGCCCACGCCGGCCCTCACCGACACGGCCTACGTATACTTCATGGGCACGCGCTGGTCCTGCTCCTCGGCCGAGGCGATCGCCTTCTGCAACCTCGAAACGCGGCTCCTCAACAACATCGGCGCGCCGGATGTTCCTTCCTGTGAGCAGGTCATCTGGTGGCAGGACGACCCG